TAACAGATGGTTCACACGATATTCTTTTTGATGATGAAAGTGGAAATGGCGTTCAAAATTATATTGCAAATAAAGTTAAAAAAGTAGGATCAGTTTCAGAAACAACACAAGCAAGAGCAACAACTGTTTCTTTAAGCATGTCTGCGACAGCTATGAATACGTCCATACTTACTGCCAGACTAGCAATATCTTCAAGTTCTATAACTGCTGATCAAGATTTAGTAGAGGCAGGACTTCGAGAGGGAGATACAATTCAACTGCTTACTGCATCTGGGAATAATGATACTGCAAGAGTTAGAATTGACACTTTTTCAAATTCAAATACGACTGCAAATGTGACGCCTTTAGATAAAGTTGTCACTGCAGGCATACAAACTCTTACTGGATTAACTGCAGAAGGTTCTTCTCCTTTAGCCAGTAATGGTATTTTATATAGAATTGATTTAGACTCCCCTGAAATAGAAGGTGTTATAACTCCAAGCACTGCAAATAGGTATGCAAAATATATAAATAGAGATATATTTATATATAAAGCACACTTAAATCCTTCTACTGGAGCAATTATTGGTAAGGCTTATCTTTTATTTAAAGGTATTATTGAAGCTGGAGATGTAAAAGAAGACCCTCAAAAAGATAGTATTGTAACATGGAAAGTCACAAGTCATTGGGGAGATTTTTCACGAGTTGGAGGTAGAATAACTTCAGACTCTTTTCATAGAGCTCTGGGGCCAAATGGCGAACCCGATATAGGAGCTCTTATTCGTCCTGAGTATGCAGGAGATTATGGATTTCAGCACTCTGAACAATCAATAAATCTTATTGCAACATATAATGCAAAAGAAAGACGAACTCGAATAAAAGAGAGTGGAGGTTGGTTTTTTGGATTAAATAAGAGTTATTCGCAACAAGAATATTTTGTAGATGTTGAAAGAGAAACCGATTTATCATTTAATCTAAATGCAAGAAGTTTGCCTGTAGTATATGGGGTAAATAAAATTGATAGTATTCCGGTATTTGTAGATACTAAAGCAACTTCTTCTTCCACTGTATTTCTTGCATATGCTTTATGCGAAGGTCCAATTAGTGCAATTCTTGATGTTTATCAAGATGATATGTCTACTATTTGTGTTAATACTCAAGATTTAACAGGAAGAGGAGATTTAGCAGATGGTGTAGCAGACGGAAAAATTCCCGGAACAATTGATATTCCTTGTGTAGGAAGAATGGATGCCGGCTCTGTATTACTAGGGCATCAAGTTTTAGATACAAGTGGAAATACTACTACTTTTGGATCTCACTCAAATGCTTTTGGATCGACTAGTTTTGCAGATAGAAGAGAAGAAGGCTTAAATATTTTTTCACAAGTAAGTACTTTTCCATTAAGCCCTCACTTTGGTGCTCCGTTTGATGCTAGTAATCCTACAAACTTTACAGGAATAGGAGGATTAACAGGGGCTTTAAGTGGAGTTAATTCAGGCGGCCAAGTTATAAAAACTCTTTATCATGAAAGAGGTATGCATTTTGAAACTCCAATAGATTTTAGATTTATTTTTCATGCTGGAAAAGCAGATCAAGAAGCAGATCCTTTGCTTCTTTCTAATGCATCTAACATGAAAATAGGAAACGACTATCATAGTTCCGCCACTACTGATTATTGGGGCGCCGGACACAAACTTCTTGACACAGCATATATTGCTGGAGAGTTCAATATAAATGAAGGTGAAACAACAATTCCCTCTCTTGATTTTGTTGTTAGAGGAAAGGGAGTAGACTGTTTTAATTATGATTATAGTTATTTTCCAGATCCAAAATATCAACCTAGTTCTCAATATGTAAATTATGGGGGACATGAATCAGTTGAAGTACGAGCTACTGGAACAAATACTCTTTTAGATACAGTTACACAAATAGAAGTTTATCCATTAACAAGTGTTGAAGGAGAAGAGCAATATGTAGTTAGATTTCCAGAAAAACCCAACTTAGGTTCAACTAAAAGATTTTATATTGTTAAACCGGGAGGTGCCGCAAGCACTAGGTATTATCTTGTTACTCATGATGCTTTAGAAGCTACGGGAAGTACAGGAACTGTTCCTACTGGAACAAGTATAGTTTCCGCAGCAATATCAAGTGCCACAGCCAATGGAGGCAATACAGGTACTAATATTACTTTAACTACTAGTAGTTTAAATGATGAAGTAAAAGCAGGATTAGCTTTAGGAGCTCGTTTTGCAATAGCTTCTGGAATTGCAGACTCTTTAGATTGGCCAGACTTATTACATACTTTTAGTAAGTATGATTATACATCGGGTAGTAATAATATAACAAATGTTGGCCTTACAGGAACAGGCGCTTCTTCTCTAGTTGGAAAAAGAGTCATATTAAAAAATGCAATTCCTCTTGCATCTAATGCAACTTCTGATGTAGTTGGTAAAACTATTGATTTTACAATGGTTTCTTATGTAGACGGTTCTACATTTAAGATGAGACGAAAAATAACTGCATTTGATAATACTACTAAAGTTGCGCTTGTAGATACTGATTGGCACCATAAATATCTTCCTTTATCTGGTCGAAGCTATGAAATATTTGCTACAGATAACGGAGATCTACGAGTTACAACTAACCCTGCAATGCAACTACTTGACTATCTTACAAATGATAGATATGGTAGAGGTTTAGACCTTGAAAAAGATATTGATTTAGAAAGTTTTCTTGAAGCTGCAAGACAGTGTGATACTCGATCTGATGTAACTATTTTAATGGATACAAATTATGGTAGTACTCCTTCTCAAGCAGATTACCAAGATATGGTTGGTACTTTTTATGGCTCTGCTAGTACAAGTACAAATGGAAGTAGCTGGTCAGATAGCACTCCTGCTCAAAATCATAGATTTATTGGAAAAGTTAAAAGCGTAACTCCAATTAATATAGGAGGAAATACCTCTCGGTATTTCAAAGTAGTTTTTACAGATTGTATTGGAAAATTAACGCACCGATATCATAGCTGGAAAGGGTATAAGCAAAAGATGCTCTACTATGATGCTTCAGGAAATCTTGGAAGTGTAGCAGCAAACTCTAATGTAGAAGCTTCTATAGGAAGTCCTGTACCTACTCCGGCTCCAAGTGTTGTATCTTCTAATTTCTTTCTAAAACTAACAAAACAGGGAACCGGAGGTGGTCCTGTAGAAATAGGAGTTGATACTGATAAGTCTCGAAGAACTTTTGAAGGAAATCCTGTTGTAAAAGATATTTCTGTAGATTCTTCAGGAAATATTACATCTATAACAAATGGATATAGCTTGTATGACTCTGATGATGTAAAGTATTGGAGATACTGTGGATGGGAGTGGCAAGATCAACGGTGGGTAACTCGCCATCAAACAAATCACGTAATAAATACTGCTACTTCTATTTTTAATAATATTAATGGAATGCTTGGACATTTTAATGGTATACTTCGATATTCAAATGGAAAGTATGCATTAACTGTAAAAGCAGCCGCAAGTTCTTCTGATTTTACATCTATTACGGTTGATGGGGAATCCTATGTAATTCAAGATATAGATGATACTGATATTATAGGAAGTATTTCTATCAGTGATCGAGGCGCAAAAGGCACGTATAATACTGTAACTGTTAGTTTAGTTGATCCTCAAAATAAATTTGAAAATCGTACTATAACTATGTTGAATTCAGAATATCTTAAAGAAGATAAAAGAGTTCCAAAGAAAGGAGATGTTCGAGGACCTGGTATAACTAATTACCAAAATGCTCGAATGAATGCAAAACAGTACTTGGATCAAGCTAGAAAATCTTTAAAAATTACTTTTACAATTGGGCCTAAGGGAGTACTTTTACATTCTGGTGATTTAATAAGAGTAACTTATCCAAGATTTGGATTTTCAAATAAAACTTTTAGGATAGAAAATCTTAGTATAGAAGAAAACTGTTTAGTTAAAATTACTGCAGAAGAGCACGAGGATGATACTTACTTAATACAAAGTGAGAGAGGAGCTTCTATAGTAGAAAATGATGTTTCTGTAGCAAACTTTCCTACTCCTGCAGCACCTACGGATAATCCAACTCTTACTGCAACTCAAAATTCACGCGGTGGTATTGATCTTGCGTGGACAAACACTTCTGCTTTTAATCCTGCTATTTATAGTGTTCAGATTTGGAGAACAGCAGACGATCCACATGGAAATGATAGATCTGACGCAGTTTTAGTTGGTATCTCAAAAGGGTCAACTTTTACTGATCCAATTACAGGAACAGGAAAGCAAACATTTTATTATTGGATACGATATGCTGTTTTACAGCCAACACAGCGAACGGATGGGGTTGTTCCAAAAGAAATTTTTTCTGATTTCTTTCCTTCATCCGCAACTGGAGGAGTAAGTGGTGTATCAGATGGAGCACAGGATGCTCCTGTAGTTAATTTAACAAATGATAATGTTAGTATTGCTATTAATCCGAATGGAAGTGTTGTTTCTTTTGCAAATACAGGTACAACAATAACAGCTACTATTGGCAACACTCAACTGCCTTATGATGATATAAGTCCGTATACGGAGCCTTCTTTTAGAGTATCAAATATAGTTGCTTCTGGAGTTGGTTTTCCTTCGGGCTCTTCGAGTAATACAAGTAATACATTTACTCATGGTGTAATAAATAGTATGTCGGGGAATGTGGGTACTATTACTTTTACCATAATTGTTACTGATAGTCTTGGTAGAGCAAATACTTTTGAAAGAGTACAAACTTTTACAAAAGCACAGGCTGGAGGGACAGGTCCACAAGGTAATACAGGTGCTGCTGGTCCTACAGGTCCAAGAGGTAATACAGGTAATCAAGGTCCAAGAGGGCCTACAGGTGCTGCTGGTCCTACAGGTCCAAGAGGTAATACAGGTAATCAAGGTCCAAGAGGGCCTACAGGTGCTGCTGGTCCTACAGGTCCAAGAGGTAATACAGGTAATCAAGGCACGAGAGGTCCTACCGGTGCAGCTGGTCCTACAGGTGCACAAGGTAATACAGGTAATCAAGGTACAAGAGGTGTTACAGGTGGAGCAGGCCCAACAGGTCCAAGAGGTAATACAGGTAATCAAGGTACGAGAGGTCCTACAGGCGGAGCAGGCCCGACAGGTCCACGAGGTAATACAGGCAACGCAGGCCCGACAGGACCAGTAGGTGGAGCAGGCCCCACAGGTCCACGAGGTAATACAGGTGGAAGAGGGCCAACAGGTGCGCTTGGGCCTACAGGACCTGCAGGAACAACTCCTGGACCCACAGGTGGAAGAGGACCTACAGGACCAGGGGGCCCAACAGGGCCTGCAGGAACAACTCCTGGACCTACGGGTGGAAGAGGCCCCACAGGTGCTGCCGGCCCTACAGGTGCTGCCGGCCCTACAGGTAGCCCGGGTACTCAAGGGCCTCCAGGAACACAAGGTCCTCAGGGAACAAAAGGCCCTGTAGGTACTCAAGGGCCACAAGGAACAAGAGGACCTTCAGGTAATCAAGGCCCAAGAGGTAATACAGGCCCAAGAGGTAATACAGGTCCACAAGGACCTACTGGTAATCAAGGTACAAGAGGACCTTCAGGCCCAAGAGGTAATACAGGCCCAAGAGGGCCTTCAGGCTTTCAAGGTACAAGAGGTAATACAGGCCCACGAGGTAATACAGGCCCAAGAGGACCTACTGGTAATCAAGGTACAAGAGGACCTTCAGGCCCAAGAGGTAATACAGGCCCAAGAGGGCCTTCAGGCTTTCAAGGTACAAGAGGTCCTCAAGGTATTACAGGTCCAAGAGGTAATACAGGCCCAAGAGGACCTACAGGCGATGCAGGAAGTAAAGGACCTACAGGCACTCAGGGGCCAACAGGACCAGGAGGTTCGCCCGGAAATAAAATACTGTTTGATGTAACTAATTTAGGTACAGTAGCGGCATCTACAATGACACATGGTATTTATAATCTTGGTGCTAATGGTATACAGACAAATGATGTATACTGGATGGTAAGAACCGGAAAAATTCATCGATATGATGGCAGCGGTATGGTTGTTATTACCCCTGTTGGAGCAAGATCACTACAAGCAGACTCAAGTATAATATATAGACATTCTGATGATGCCCAAGAGGTATGGTACTCTTCAACCACAACCTGGAGAGAGATAGGAGATCTTTGGTGGCAACTTCCTGCTCAGATTCCCGCAGAGTTTAGTCAAGCAAGAATTTCAAACCAAATTCATTTATTTGTAATCGATAATGGTCAAACCCCTAACAGTAATTCTGCAATTTATAATGATGGCCAAGCAATAAGATATGATCATGCTGTAACCTATCATGTGGGAACTGCTGTGCCAGAAACGGTCGGAGGAAACAGTATGTATGGAACTACGTATACTGGTGTGCCCGGAGGGAGTGGATATACAGCTAGGGGGGAAATAAGAGACGAAAGAAATCAGTGGGCAGGGATGCAGTTTGCGGCAGGATTATTTAGAAGACTAGAAGATAATATTACAATACCGACTAGTTGGGCAGGAAAGTATCTCTATGTCAGAGCCTGGTTTAGACCCGTACAATTTTACTCTAGTGACGGCAGTACAATAAATAGAGTGTACATTGATAATAATCAAACAGAATTTGTAGGACAAGTAAGATGAGTACTTATACAATTTATAATATTTCTACGGGAGAAATAAGAAAAGCATTTGCTCCCGGCGTAGAAGCAGATATAAATGCATATTTAAGAGAGGGAGAAGCATACTTAAATGGCTCTTATGCTCCTTCAAACTATAAAGTTATAGATGGAGAAGCAGTAAAAATACAAATTCCAGAAGAGTATGATCCAGAAGCTTTAAATCTAATGATTAGAAAAGGTTTATTGCCTGCAAGTGATTGGACTCAACTTCCAGACTCTCCTCTTTCAGACAGTAAAAAAGCAGAGTGGGCAACATATCGTCAAGCTTTGCGAGATCTTACAACACACTCCAATTGGCCGAATCTAGAAGAAGCCGATTGGCCCACTCAACCAACCTAAGAAAAAAATATGGTAGACATTTATAGAAACTTTTTAGAAGAAGACCATGCTACGCTTTTATACAATGAAATATGTAAAACTCCTGCAAATTGGTGGTCTCACTATATAAAAACAACTGCAAAAGCAGAATCTATTTTTTACCCAAATAACTTAAATGGTTTAAAATCTTTTAAAGAAAAAGAAAAAGAATTAGATCCAAGAACTTTTTCTTTTAGATTTATGAGAAGTACATCACATGTAAAAAATTGTGACTGTTATCATTGTAAATTTAGAAAAGAACTTTTAACTTCAAAGGAGTTTTTAGACTTTTTATCTGTAAATACTTCAGTAAAAAAGCCTAAGCTTTCTGCAGATTTTGTTTCAATATATAATCAAGGAGATTATTTAGGAGTGCATACAGACAAAGGAAATTCTCTTGCTTTTGTGTTTAATTTAACGCCAAACTGGATACCCGAATATGGAGGATTACTAAATATATTAGAGGATGGAATTAAATGGCAAACAGTTGAACCAGAGTTTAGATCTTTACTTTTATTTGATGTTTCTGGAGAAGGAAAAGCACATTTTGTAAGTGAAATCTCAAAACTTGCTCCAAGCCCTCGTATAGCAATTAGCGGGTGGTATGATGATGAGAGTTAATTTTTGTGGTTATATGTATCCACAGCTTGGAGGAAATTGGGGGGTAGCATATCGTGATCTTGCAAAAGCTTTTCAAGAACTAGGCTATACAGACTTACGAACTAGTCGTCTTTTACAATGGGAAACTACTTTTGAAGAAATAGAAGACTCTTCGGAAGATGTATATGTATATAATCATACTCATTTAAGACAGCTTGTAGAAAACGGTTTTCACCTTGGAAAGAAAACGCTAATTATGAAGCCAACAGGCCCAGCTCCTAATTATTTTACGATAGATGAATTAGGATATGCAGCATGTTCAACTATAACATATAATAAACCTGATTTTGAAAGTATAAATGAAATTGAATTTTTTCTTTCAACTGTGCCCTCTTTAATTGAGAAAAAAGAAAATAAATGGTCAGATCGAAAAGATTTAGGGCTTTCAATAGATAAAGTAAAAACACCGGAAGAACATATTCTAGTTTTAGGACAGATGCCCGGAGACGAAACAGTTAGAGATATGTCTTTTGGAAATCATTGGGATAAATTAGAGGGAATAGTTAAAGCATTAAGTGCATATAAAGAAAAATTAGTTATAAAATTACATCCAACCCTTAAGAGCGAATCATCTTCTAAAGCTTGGATTTTTTATTCTGCCGCAATTAAAAAATGGCAAAATAATGGACATGTAGTATTTTTTGAAAAAGAGAACTTGCATGAAATACTTCCAAATACTCGAGTAGCTATAATAGAAAATAGCACAGCAGGTATAGAGTGTTTGTTACATCAAGTACCAATAATTAGTTATGGTTATCCAGAATATCATTGGATAACTAAAGATTTACGACATTTAACTTGTCTAATTGACTATGTAGAAGATTTATCTTGGTGGGATAGATCATTAGCAAATAAATGGTTAGCATGGTATTGTACACAGTATCAATGCTTTGACTATAAATCAACTTTAAATAGAATACAATATCTTATGGAGGACATATAAAAAAATAAATCTTGACTCCTCACGTCCCCTTTGATATAATTTCATCATGGAGAAATTCAAATGAGTGCAGCAAACCATGACCTAGTGATTGACCAGGGATCGACTTTTGTGATTGACTTAACAATTAAAGAGTCTGGATCCTTGAAAAACTTGACTGGCTTTTCGGGCAGGTCACAGATGCGCTCGTCTAAGACTGCTTCAGCTGTAGCAGCTTCTTTTACTTGCACTGTAGTATCCCCAGCAAGCAATGGTGTATTAAAGATGGAGCTTCCGGCAACTACATCAAGTGCGATGGCTGCTGGAGTATATTTTTATGATTTAGAGATTCATACAGCTAATGATGCTATTGTTAAACGACTTATAGAAGGAAAAGTTACTATAAATCAAGAAATTACAAGGTAATTATGTCTACTCCAGCTACTCAGGTAACTATTACAGAACAAGTTACAGATGTAACTGTTAATAATACAAATGCTATTACTGTAGATCTAACTACAGAAGATGTTTCTGTAAGTATAAATAATTTTGCTATTCCAGTTAATTTTATGGATGCTGCAAATGTGGTTTTTGCTGGTCACAATACAATTTCAGCAAATAATGTAAGTGATGCACTAAAGCAACTTGCAGATCAAAGTTTTCGAGGAACTACTCCTCCCGCAGATGGGACCGCAAATTTAGAGGAAGGAGACCTTTTTTACGATACAGACGATAATCAGATAAAAGTCTATCGCGAAACTAGCAGTGGAGTTTTCGAGTTCGTACCTATAATAGTAGGAGACGCTTCTGGAGATTCAGACACACTAGACGCAGGAGCCTTTTAAGGCTAACCCCGGAGTTTTAAATGGCTCA